CAAGGCCAGTCGGCGGTGGCGCTTGGTAGCAGTGCTGGACATAGCAACCAAGGCCAGTCGGCGGTGGCGCTTGGTAATAGTGCTGGACAGACCAGCCAAGGCCAGTCGGCGGTGGCGCTTGGCAGCAGTGCCGGAAATACCAGCCAAGGCCTGTCGGCGGTGGCGCTTGGCATCTTTGCCGGAAATAGCCGCCAAGGCCAGTCGGCGGTGGCGCTTGGTAGCAGTGCTGGACAGAGCAACCAAGGCCAGTCGGCGGTGGCGCTTGGTAATAGTGCTGGACAGACCAGCCAAGGCCAGTCGGCGGTGGCGCTTGGTATTAGTGCTGGACAGACCAGCCAAGGCCTGTCGGCGGTTGCGCTTGGCACCTTTGCCGGAAATAGCCGCCAAGGCCAGTCGGCGGTGGCGCTTGGTAGCAGTGCTGGACAGAGCAACCAAGGCCAGTCGGCGGTGGCGCTTGGCAGCAGTGCTGGACAGAGCAACCAAGGCCTGTCGGCGGTGGCGCTTGGTAATAGTGCTGGACAGACCAGCCAAGGCGCATATGCGATGGCGCTTGGCCCCTTTGCTGGACAGACCAGCCAAGGCGCATATGCGATGGCGCTTGGTAATAGTGCTGGACAGACCAGCCAAGGCCAGTCGGCGGTGGCCGTTGGCATCCTTGCTGGTTTTTCTAGCCAAGGCCAGTCGGCGGTGGCGCTTGGTAATAGTGCTGGACAGAGCAACCAAGGCGCATATGCGGTGGCGCTTGGTATTAGTGCTGGACAGACCAGCCAAGGCCAGGCGGCGGTGGCGCTTGGTAACAATGCCGGTAAGACCAGCCAAGGTGGGGATGCGGTGGCGCTTGGCAGCTTTGCTGGACAGAGCAGCCAAGGCCAGTCGGCGGTGGCGCTTGGCAGCATTGCTGGACAGAGCAACCAAGGCCAGTCGGCGGTGGCCATTGGGTTCTATGCTGGACAGACCAGCCAAGGCGCGAACGCAATAGCTATTGGTTTCAGTGCTGGAAACTCAAACCAACCAGCTAATTCTATCGTTATTAACGCATCAGGCTCTCAATTAGATGGCGCAATCAGCAGTGCATGCTATATTGCGCCTATTAGACAGATCGCCCCTCCACTCGGTTCTAAACAAGTATTTTATGACCCCGCAACAAATGAACTATTCTTTACAACATAATCACGACCGTAATCACGACCGTAATCACGACCCAATCCAGCTACTTTCTACACGATCCACAATCGTCTGTTTGGATGGTGTCAGCCGCAGAGACTCCACCTCGGCCCAGAAGAGCTCTGCATTCGGCCAGCCCACGGTGTTCCACCATTCGCGGTTGCGCAACACCGTGCGTGGATACCATCCGTCTTTCGCCAGCCACCAAACAGAGGTTTCCATGACCGGTAAATCCAACTCTGGATCCGGCGTGAATACGGCATCTTCCATATCCTCCACCGGTTCACTGTACCTGTATCGCCAACTCGAGGAGTCCTCCGGGTATCCGCGGACTTCTATCCGGCCTTTCCAGACTGCAGCCTTGTAGGCTGCAATATCTTCCTCAGTAAGTGTCGCCTCATGTCTCTGTTTGAATTGCGCCTCAATGAAATCCACTGCGTCCAGATCGCAGACCTCCATCTGCACCTGCATCTGAACATAGTACTCGTGCGGTACGAATTCACCTGGCTGACGCGTCTTCGGCGATTTGATTTCGACCAGGCGGCCTTGCAAGGCTCCCTTGACAACGAGCCCATCAGGGCTCGCCGAGAGCCACGAGACTGTAGGATGCGTGAAACGCCCCAGCGTATCATTGACGGTGTCAAGACCGGCAATCTCCAGTTCATAAATTCGCCGTGTTATCGGCTCGAATCTGTGACCCCACGTCGTCGCGTTCATTTCACCGTCTGGCTGAGAAATACCGACCGGTGCACCGGCTCCGCTGGATCCGCTAGATCCCGTATCGCCCGTCTTTGCGCGCAGGAGGGCTCCGCGGCGCCCATCCAGAATCTGACTGAATTCCGATGCCGTGAGGCGATTGCGGCGCTGTGCATACCATTCCGTAGAATGCTGTACCGTCTGGGGCTTGTTACAGAGTGCCGTAACATCCACCGGTTCCAATGACTCCAAGATCGCTTCATGGTGCGCCTTGAACCAGGCCCGCGCAGCATCCGTTAGCTTATCCGCCATCTCTTCGCGTTCTTCTTCATCTTCGATTGCTTCCAGCGGTTCCATCGCGGCCTGGACCGCATCCCATATATCTTCATGGGTCTCTTCAAGATCAAACATTCCTGGATCATATAGCTCAGGGAGTGTTTCATCACACCATGCTTCAACATCGTTCATAGCGTCTCGTTAGTCGTATTAGGGGACGCTGTGTTTAGGACGGAGCCTTTGCGACCCTGTTTTTGTGTTGTCCGGTTTGCAATGTTCTCAATGCGAAACGTACGGAGACCTGACGGTGTCGTACGTTCGCGGAGACCACGAATACTAAGCACGGTACCGGATGCGTCGTAATCGACGGCAAGTTTTGTATTAAGTTGCCGTAGCTCAAACGCTTGCAGAACCGCCGTGAGAAGCGATGCGCGTTCGGCCGGTGTTAGTGGTGCGCCAATGGGTGCATACGTCTGCACGAATTTACGCAGGCGATCCAAGCGTGATCCTCGGTCGAGTTTCTGCCATGTCTGTTGAAACGTATTCGCGGACTCCGCTGCGAACAAGGCATCCAGACTATCTTCGGTGGCTTTCGCAACATTGTCGCCCATGAACGGGCCGGGGGGCACATCGGGCGTGGGTGTAGGCGCCACACGGCGACGATACGTCTTGTTTCTCTGCATCTTCCTCTTTTAGCGAGATGCTATGTTTAGACCGTTAGCACTGTTCCATCTTTCCACGTCATTTGCAAAACGACCATCGGGACTCACATCTACGAGTAGAAACGCGTTGCCTTTACGCCATATTTCGAGGCCGACAGTAATTCCGGAACCTTTGCAGATACATATTGGCACCGGCATCCTACAAAACTCAGATGCATCACGGTTTTAGGCTGAGAGGTGTTCGCGTACAGATAAACCCGTGACTTTATGCGCGCACACATTAGAGGAATATGCGTACAAGTCATCAAGAACGGCTGCAGGGGCGCGAATCACAGACACGCTCCTGGTCCCAGCCACTGCCATCGTTACCAGATTTTAATCGCGATGGTATCCGGCAGCGCCTTGAATGGGAGACGCGCGATACGATTAATAACCGACTCTGGGCCGACACAATTAGTGCCGGTCCGAAGGCGGTAACGTCGGCAATGCTTGCGGACCATCCCAGCCACGGAGTTGGTCTTATGCAACCGAGCTCTTCAACAGACGACAGACGCCCTTATCGATTTGAAGGACAGTATTTTCCTGATGCAAAGGATCCGCTTGAGCGACCTCGGCTACCGCCACAGTCACTATTTATGAATCCCTGGATCCAGGACTACAACATTGAGGGCGGCGATGTTGCACGAGAACTGCGCACTGCGGTTACTGAAGATAACCGGTTCTTGTCGGATGATGCGTCACGACGTATTGCAGGACGCACATTCGAGCATCAGTGGATACCTGCGGCCGCCACACACGCTATAGCTTCTCAGAAACTTGAGGCGTCGGAACTATTGAGGCCAACACAGGACGATTATAGGCAGCAGTACCGTATTGTCTAAAAGGTACACCCTCAGTCAAACGACACTGTCACCGGCACGTCGTGATGATTCACCGCCTTCATGGCCGAATGACTCATCTCCTTGCGCTTACGACGACCCGTAGGTGTCTTGTCTTCGGCGTCCTTGCTATAGTGTTCCCGGAAACTTACGTTCATATCTTTCTCGATCGCATCGACGTTCGCCAAAATATACTCAATGACCCCCTTCTCGATGGCCCAGCGGAAGAAATTCAGCTGGCCAACTGTGGTCTCCTCAATCGGCGCCTGGCCGCGAATCTGGAAGCTGATTCTCTCGCGGCGACAAAAAGGATCAAACAGACGCTTGGAATACGCCTTGAGTTCGCGTTTGTAATGGAAATGCACCATGAATTGTCGGTCCTCGTGGAGATAACTGACATTGAATTTCTTGGAATAGTTCGTGACGAACCAATCTATCAGTCGTAGACTAATGGGGCTCGTCCCCGTGAGAATAGGAAGCACTGCCTGAAGGCGTCCCGGTTGATTGTAAAAGTCCTGGAGCCACCGAACAATGAAATCCTGCTTGCCCTGGATGCGATTCTTAAGTGTTTGACGTGTGGGGTCCATTCTGTGTAGGTGAATCGTCGGTTGGGTTTAGATTGACGCAGGGATTCGACGGGGTTAGTAGAGAGGGGACGATGGACTGGACCGTTACCACAATTCCTGGGGATGGCAATTGTCTGTTCGCGTCTATTGCGGATCAGTTGTATGGAGATCAAACCAGACAGGCGGAGGTGCGAACTCTTGCTTTCAACGAAATGTCGGCGAATCGCGCGGCCTACACGGAGTTCTTTACCAAGGATAATAAGGAAAAGACGATTTCGGCAGCACAGGCGAAATACGATGCGCTTTTGACGGCTGCCGCCGAAACGGATGATGCTGCCCTGGTGGAGAAGGCTTCTATTATCTCTAAAGAGTTGGATGCGATTAAGGCGGATGCAGAAACGATAGAATCTCATTTGGAAAATCTGCAGAAACCGGGTGTATGGGGGTCGCAACCCGATATTAAGGCAATCAGCGATGCTACGAAGATTCCCATTGAAGTCTATACAAAGAAGGGGGATACCTATACACGTCTACCAGGCACTTCGGCTGCGGCGGGGATACGACTTCTATGGAATGGCGTAAATCACTATGATTCTATCAGAGACAGGAAAATATCGTATCCTCTGATCTCTTTTACACAAAGTGGGACACAAAGTGGGACACAAGGTGGGCCACAAAGTGGGACACAAGGTGTTCCATCAGATCTTGCAATGGCTGCGGCGCTCGTTTTGTCGGTTTCTCAGAAGGCAGACAGTACAGACAGTACAGACAGTACAGAAAGTGCAGTGCCACGAACGCGCGTTTTGACGACTCCTACAGTGCGCCTAGGCGCACGCCTAGGCTCAAGCCTAGGCAATGGTAAGTCGGATATTGACCTTCTTATGCGATATAAGGAAAGACTACCTATTGCAAACGGGACAAACGGGACCAACGGGACCAACGGGACCGTAAATCTCTATATTCTTTGGGAAAATAAGCTGCTCGTGTTTAAGAAGAAGGTATTTGCGGTTCCAAGTGGGAAATTGAATCCAGGCGAATCACACACGGCCGCTGCACAACGCCTTCTCAGTGAGATGAGTATTATCGACTTATCTGGAGTGTCTATGAAATCATTCAACAAGCTCAAGCTCAATGAGAATGAACATACAGAATTCTTTGCAGTTGTCCTACAAAAGAAACCGGTTATCAAACTAACAGATCCTGATATTGATGCGACGTATACATTTACAGGTATAGAAGGTGAGCCTGCGCCAGGTGCAATCTGGGCGAACGTCCCCGCCCTTCGCGTGTGGCTACACACTCCTGCAAATAAATCTCTTCGAGACCCTGTATTGTACAAGGCCCTCGGTGATATATCTGCATTCCTAGGTGTAACCTCTGACAAGAATCTGGATGTCATGCCGGAATGGTCCGAAACGTTTGTGAAGGGAAATACTGCGCAGCGCATCAAGAATGCCATCTTCACGGGTGACAAATTCAGTAAAGAAGATCGTCTTTCGCATAGACTTTCTGATCCTGCGTTAGTAGAATATGATCGATTAGTGGATGCAATCGATGCAATCGATGCAATCGATGCAATCGATGATTCCTCGAATGAGAAAGTTGAAAAACGGCGTCTCCAGATGGAACTGGAAAGTAAATACAAGTCCGCAATGACATTGATTCGTGATCCTAACACGGGGGAAACACATGAATACATTGTGCCGAATCCATATGTGGCGTTGAGTTATCGTGAAGATCCGATAACCAATTTTGCGGAGCCGACTAAAACTGAAAAGAGCAGTTATAATGCGAATGGTATGATGCGTGGACAGAACATACAGCTCCTAACAAAACTCGCTCCCAAGGAGCTTATTGCAAATAAGCCCATGGCGATTGCTCTCCTTGAAAGCCTGTGGTATTGTGGTCAGAATCCCTCTGTAAGCGATGATCCGCGGTGTTTTCCGGCGAGACTCCTTGGAGAACTCCGCGAATATGCCGAGGATAAGATCCAGAAGGGTCAGGCAGTCGAAGCGGATGAAGTATTCAAACGGGGGGAGTGGCATGCGATACGGCCGATGTTAGAGATGCTGCGGAATTCTGTCGCTGGTGCAGAGATTTTCACGTTTGATCGAGAACGACTCATGGGACCACGTGGAGAGGCTTCTCCTCCTCCTGCTGTCAGTCCTCCAGCCATTCCTGCAGCCATTCCTGCAGCCATTCCTGCTGCCATTCCTGCAGCCATTCCTGCTGCCATTCCTGCAGCCATTCCTGTAGCCATTCCTGCTTCTCCTCCTGTAGCCATTCCTGCTTCTCCTCCTACAGCTAGTCCTCCTGCTCCTACAGCTAGTCCTCCTGCTCCTACAGCTAGTCCTCCTGCTCCTACAGCTAGTCCTCCTGCTCCTACAGCTAGTCCTGCAGCCATTCCTGCAGCCATTCCTCCTTCTCCTCCCATTGCAAAAATGTTATCCCCCGTGATACCATTACCACAGAAACCCGCGAAGGACACCGTGCCACCAGGAAGACAAACAACTATCCGCCCCATTCTACCACATGCTCAGTTGGGAGGGGGATTCCGACCCGTTATACCGCTACCGATATTAGGATCCAGAATCTTTCCTCCTATGAATCTCGGAACAGCATAAAGTTAAAGTTAACGTTAAAGTTAAAGTTAAAGTTAAAGTTACACTTAAAATACACGCACCAAGTAATGAGGAACCTTTTTACGCAAAAAGGATACGCCGAATTCTTCAAGACTCTCGATTACAGCAAACCGCTACCGTTTCCACTAACATCGGTGGATCCCATATATTTCCATGTTCGCAGCTTTATGGAAAAGACAGGTCCTTCTGCACAACCTTTCAAGGAACCCTTCGCCGACCCCTTCCGAGATATAACCAGCAGTGAAGCCGGTGGATTCGCCGCTGTTCCCTTTCACGAAAAGGATTTGCAAGAATTAACATTCCTCGAAAATCTCGGCCTTGCAATGAAGCGCGACGACACATACTATGTCAGCCGGTTTGCCTACCTACTATACGATGAAGCCGACGGATTATTCCGCGAAGGCTACTATAATGAACGCGATGCACCCGCCCTCAAACTGCGAAAACTAACACCGCTGCTCCGCATTTTCCTCATGTATGTTTTGCCCGGCAACTATTGGAAGGCCTATTACGCACGAATGCGACTGCCCGATACGATCGGAAAAGCAACGGCGCTCGATCAACAGATGCATGAGATTGAACAGTGGTGGTTGTCGATTCATCAGCTTGTCGACTTACCCACCGAATAAGGCGACAGATTTTACCGGTGCCTACAACAGAGAAGATGTTGAATCTAATGCTCAAGGCCAAATATTCATTTATTTCTGCCCTTGTGTTTTTCATCGTGGCGAATCCCGAAACCTACACCTTCACCCAGATGTTGTTCGGTACATTCTTTACTGTTGCGGAAGACGGCGCCGCCACACCCAATGGCCTAATGCTACACACCTTTGTATTCTTCCTAACAATGCTCGGACTCATGATGGTTCCTTCACTGTAGGATCTATAGATATCCCGTAGGTATTACAGAAATGGCAAGATCACGTTCTCCCACCAAGCGAACTCCGTTTCTCAGTGATACGGATGCAAAACCTGCGAAATCGCACATTCCCAAAGCACTCCGCGAACAGGTATGGGTCACACATGCAGGCCGCAGATTCCAGCGCAAATGCTTCATTTCCTGGTGTTCGAATACCATGACCGTATTTGACTTCAATGTTGGTCATGATATTCCGGAATCACGCGGCGGCGCAACAGAGATAGATAATCTGCGGCCAATCTGTTCGCGATGTAATCAATCGATGGGCGCCTATTACACGATCCAAGAGTGGGCAAAACTATCGCGTCCTCCAAGGGTCCAATGGTGTTTCTGGCGCACAAATCCCACGACAAAGTAAGGGATGTCACTGGCGGGCACAGCATTGGTATCTGCCGAAACTATTCTTGCACTGACACCTATCGCCATTAAAAAGACACCCCTGGACCCTATTTCGGCAATCTGGTCCCGCACACTCAGTTCTACGGCCCTCGGCTATGCAATTGCCAGCGACCGTTCGCTGGCACGAGGTGAATACGAGGCCGGCGCGGCCCTCGGCTACATCAATCTGCTGCACGTGGCCAGCAGCTACGAGGCCTTTCGGCATCTGCCAGGTAGCCAGGCCATGAGTCTGCTTTACACATATCCCGTATGGAATCTTCTCATGGTGAGCTACTTCAATGGTGAGAAAATCACGTGGTGGGAACTCCTGTGCATGGGTGTCGCCGGTATTGGTTCCGTGTTGCTTAATATGGATCCCGGAACCGCGGCGGCGAATACGCTCGGACGCAAGTCGCATTCGGGATGGGGCGTCTTCATGGGTCTCATCATGGCACTTACGGAGTCCGGAATGCATACGCTGCTGAAGCATCTGAATTGGCTCGATCCGGCGAAATCGGTGTGGGTGCTCAATGCCAGCGCCTCTGGCTGGCTGGCGGTTTTCCACGGTCTTCAGGAGTTGATCGGCGGTGTGGCGGGGCCTATTCTGCGAAGCGGTACGTGGTGGGACGCAATCTGGCTCACTCTGTTTCACTCCATAACACTGTTCAGCGGATACTGGCTCCGCTTCTACGCAGTGCCGCGGCTTTCGACTGTGACGTATTCAATTCTGAGCTACGCGGGACTGTTGGCCAGTTTCTTGTTTGGCAGCTTGATTATGGGTGAGACTCCTGGATGGGTGTCGGTGCTGGGGGCGGCGACCATCGTAGGGGCCGGAATCACCTTGGATCTAAGCGGGGCTATATAGGAAATGGTCAGGACATGTCAGGCAGCAAGCGTACTGAGGATTTGCAGAGTGTTAAGACAAGGGCGCTCATTATGCAGAATTCCGATGGATCCTTTCCGCCGGTGAATTCGGTGTTGGCGTTCGAAGACAGTCAAGGGCATGTGGCTCCTACGCAGAATCTTAAAGTATCAACCCTGGAAGTATCGACATTGGACGTCTCGGAACTGCAGATATCGAAGGTTACGGCATCATCCATCACTGCCGGCGTCGGTATTCTCAACAAGGCTGCTATAACGGCAAATGGTGATATTATTGCAAACTCCGCTAATATGTACGTCACCGGTGATCAGAATCTAACAGGATCTATACAGGCCGAATATCTGACACTACGCGACCCCGCGAATGCAAATGCACTGACATATCAATGGGTAAATGATAATGATCTCTTATGGGAAGACGGCGTATCCAATGTTATGAATATCTCACAGGCGGTCAAAAATCAGTATCCAGGACCGAATATCACAACTGCAACCGATCTACCAACGTGTATTTCGGCCGTGAATTCACTGCTTACATTATTCAACAACAGAGGAATATTCATTACGACAACACCGCCGACGCCCCCTACGATTACATTTAATTCCCCATGTTCTATTCGCTTCAATATTTTTTCGCTAACCGATCCGACTGTGCAAGCGACCAGTTTGCCGATCTATACTGCGCCTCCTTCTATTCGTTTGGATACATTGTGCAGTCAATTAACCGTCTTGTTATATCCATATGCGGCTTTCACGTATGACTCTAATTTTCGTCAAGCAACCTTGCGTACTGCCGACGGTTATAGTATGAGCATTTCGGATGTTGGCTTTTTAGGGGAAGCATCGCGGTTTGCGGCCCATCTCAATATGAATATCGACGCAGATGTTATATTTACCTTGCCTGTGCAAGGCGATTCCTTCGTAACAAATCCGCCCAATAACGATGCGCCATTATCAGCGCCTAATGTGACTGTGGGTGTGCCCGATACCGGTTCAGTTGTATTGTCGATAGTTGCGCCACCTCCTGGCCCATTGACTCCGCCAAATGCACTAAAGTATTACGGGATTTATATGGATGGGGCCCCTGTGAATATTATATCCGCTACAGAAACCTCCTACACGCTCACATACACACCATCTGAGACTCCTGTCCAAAAGTCAGTCCAAGTGTATTCGATCGATATATTTAATCAATCCACTCCGGTCTCTGCTGATTTTACACCTGTCCCAGTGTTCATATGGCCGCCTACCGGATTCATAAATGGATACACTGTAAATGGAATTGCAACGCGTTCTACAACGGATTTCCTGGCATTTTTGGTACCATTTAATAAATATGGCCCAACAATTGCGAATACATACAACTTCACAATTATACCGCAGCTAACTCTCAATGACATATGTATTCGTATTAACGTGGATGATGGCGGCACAATTACATTCCCTGGTTTGCAACCCGAATCATCCTATCCAGGGGCACCGCCCCTGCCGACACCTCTTGTAAATATCCCTGGTCCTCAGCCAAGTGCCGGAAACGGCGGTATTTATCAGTATTCACAGCCAATTACACTAATTAAGGGCAAACACTACCCAGTTACTGTTACCTACTATAATACAAAAAACACCGCGTGTGTGTTGAGTATTTCCTATGTACTGCCTTCTGTCCCATCTGGACCAAATCCATGGAAACCGGCAGATCCTGGACAAAACTTTTATGCGTGTCCGACACTTGATTCACTCTCCCGCCTGAATCTATCACAGTATTGCTTTATTTCTTCCACTGCATGACGCCACCCGACTCAAGATTGATCTGCGGTACCTGATTTGCATAGCGTTCCCCAATGGCGCGCAGCGGCGCATTCACGAGTGTCTCGATCTGGGCCTTGAAGGCCTCTGCCTTTTCAGGCGTCGGTTTATCCAGAAAGAACTCCAATGACGTGACGACGAACAGCTCTAGAGGGGCACGAATCTCCAGTTCCTTTTGGCGCTTGCGATCCCGCTGTTGCACGAGCTGCTTGAAGCGGGCCTCGGTGAGCTCCTTGAGGAGATAGCGAACACGGAGGTCGGTGTTGTCTGTTGGTGTCGCGTGTGTAGGATACTCATTGAGTCCAACTTGCTCCATATGTCGCGCGAACCGGTAGATTTCACGGAGAAACGCGTCGATACGGACTTTCTGCGGTAGCTGATGGAAGACAGGCCACACGTTGCATCCCGGATTGTCACCTTGAGTGTCACCTTGTACACGTGGAATCGTGCCTTTCAGGGCACGCATCCGTTCAAAGTAGTGAGGATTGTGAATCACACCCGTCACGACTTTGCCGGTCTCGTATGAATAGGGCGTATCGCAGGCTGTGCAATACATCTGGTCGCAGCCATCCACCTTGGATATCGCCATGCCGCAGGCTGGACAGGGGCGGCTATTCTTGACAATCGCCTGAATGGTGGCGACAAGGGCAGGATCGCACTCGTGGGTGTCGGTGTCAGCGGTGCGCGGCTCACGACACGCCGAACAGAATTGTGTCTGACATGTCCCACACTTATATGCCGTGCTCAAGAATCCGCGACAGTCCGATGGACAGGCCGCGATAAACTGACGGCGCTCCTTCTCTTCCTTTTCCTTTTGAGGACCCGGGTGACGCCCATGACGGATGAAGTAGTGCCGCCGATCCACCTCAGCCTGGAGCGTAGCAAGCTGCCCCTTAAGATCGCTAACACTCGCGCAGAGTTCAGGGAGCTCGGCACCATAGGCCCGCTTCTGTAGTTCCACCATCACCGCCTCCTGCGTAGCCGGTAGCAGCGACCGCTCACGATCAAACAACAGAGCCCCCCTATGCTCCTTAAGCTCACCCTCCCGCCAGCTCCTGGTCAGATGCTGATCCAGGAATTCGCGGTTCCAAACATGGTGACAGTTCATACAGTTGGGCTCCGGTGTTCCCAACAGGAAGGCTTTCACGCAGCGCGTGCAGGCCTCGTAGCTACAGACGGCACAGGCAATCGGTCGCCGCGTCTCTTTCGTGTAAGGATCGCAGCAAACGGAACAGATCATTTGTTCAGTCATCGTACAATGGGTATGTGACCGGATTGACATCTTTCAACTTTACAGTGCTTTCTACCATGCGGTCTACCGTGCTGTCTATATACCAGAAGGGAGGCTAAACGGAATGGGCTACAGCAGGTAGAGGAATGTCAGCACCCGCCGCTCCCAGCATAAAACGTCTTGTGGATCTCGTCGATCGCGGCCCAGAAGACGATCTGTTTTATCCCGCGAGTTCCAACAATACGATCTTCCGTCGCGATTTCAAGCCGTACCACAACGTTGTCCCCGAGATCGTAGAAATCGGCTATCAGGGCAACGCCGCCTGGGGCCAACGCATCACCGTGAATCTAACACGGAAAGATTCGGGTGATCTTCTGCAGTGGCTCTGTCTCCGTCTCAAGCCCCAGTCGTGGCTCGGCGATATGGATGCCAAGCTCCGCAGCGGTCTCTGGGATTATCAGGATCCCAGTGGTGCATGGACGTGGGCCGCGTCTCTCGGCACGGTCGCAATCCAGAAAGTGGATTTCGAAATAGGCGACGCCCTCATTGAAAGCTGGCCAGGCGAATGGATGGATATCTGGTCCCGTGCCTGGATGGACGGAGGTCGCAGCGGAACATGGGATGCCGACATTTACGCCCAGCACCCCTTTTGGCGGAAGCGCGACACGTCGCGGCCCGCATGGACCACGTTGCAACCGACCGAAGACGGCTACGTCTATTGTTGGCTGCCGCTCTGTTTCTTGCGCCGACCCCAGACGGCCTTTCCGCTGATCGCAATGGGCGAACAGGAGATTCGGGTTCATATCACTCTGCGCCCCTTTGCCGATGTAGTGCGGCGGCGGATCGTACCTCGCAAGAGTCCGTGCGAAGTTCCGATGGGCGAAACCATCGTCGTCGTGGATAGAACAGGTCCAACACCTATACCACGGACTTACACGTTGCCTACGGGAACACCTGGTTTCGAGGATGTCACTGTACTCGTAGGCGTGGTCCATACGGAGGATCCATTACGCGGGGCCTATATGCGCCAACCCATGGAACTCATGTATGAGCCCGTGCGTTATGCACGATTCGATATCCCCGATGCGCTCACCGGACCGTCGCCGATCACGCTGACGTTCCCGTTGCGGGAATTCAATGGGCCCATTCGCGAAATCTGCTTCTTTCTGCGGCGCAAGGATGTGTGGCAATTCAGTGAATGGACGAACTACGGTGCAAAGAATGAATCGGAATTGAATAAAAACTATCCGTGGTGGCTGGAGCAGAGTCCTCTTCTTGTATCGGCGCAGCTTATGGTGGGGAATGCCGTATGGCGCGACGAAGCGGAGGAATGGTGGGGGATCGAATATGGGCTCCAGCATCGCGGGGGTGTGCGCCTGGATTCCGGCTGGGTGTATGGTATGGTGCTCGGTGAAGGAGCGGGATGGGAGGCGGAGAATCTCCAGCCGGCGGGAACCGTGAATGCCTCGCGTGCCGATATGAAACTCGTATTGACGATGCAAGCACCGACGCAGTCACCAACGCAGTCACCGACGCCATCAGAGGCAGACAGTTCAAGAACGGGCTGGGATGTGCATGTGTTCGGCGTCGGTCTCAACTGGATGCGGTTCGTCAAGGGGCTCGCGGTACCCATATTTAAGGACTAAGGTGAGGAGAGAAAGGATGCAGATCTTTGTGAAAAATCAGCGGACATGGGTGATTGATGTGGAGCTGACGGATACTGTGCTCTCTGTAAAGCAGAAGATTGAGGATATCGATGGTATTCCGGTGCGTTTTCAGTCTCTAAAATATGCAGGTCGATTGTTGGATGATCTGCATACCGTGAAGTCTAAAATTATGTACACAGCCGTGCCGACAGGCCGGCTGACTGGCTGACGCCAGTCAGCCTTACCCTCCTTTTAGTCGGGTTTCCGTACATTTTAGACTTCTAGCTATCGGCTATCTATAATTACGTACACCCC